ACGCCGAGTCTGCGCTATTGAACCTGAGACTGCGCTCAATCTGATAGCCGCCAGTGACTGGGCCAATGCCCGTAGGTAAAACAGCCATTAGGCGAGTGCTCCAGAGTTAACTACAAACACGTTAGTCCCATCAGAGAAATACGAAATTAAGTAGCTGCCAGTAGCAGACATAGCAGCCAAAGCACCAGTGGCTACCTTGGTATTAGCATGAGCAGATACTGTATAGTTAGATCCGTTGACTAGCAGGATAAACCCAGACTGACCAGCAGTGATGTTAGTAAAGGTCAGGGTTATAGAGCCTGTGGGCGTACACTTGAAGTTGTTAGTCACGTTCATGTCAAACGAACCATCATTGTCAGTAGTAACAGTACCACGCTGTGAGGCTGAGAAGGTCTGTGCAGCGTCTGATCCAGCTACTGTAAAGGTAGCATCAGGCACTGTAACAGTACGGTTAGCCGATGGTGAAGCCGATATTGTGGATGTAAAGCTGGTTGATCCACCACTAATTGCAATAGCCATAGTTTATTCCTTACTCATACATTATGTTGATTGTGCCAGCATCGAAGGTGTCTGTGCTGGTTGTTGTAATACGAACCTGAGTTAAGGTGTCCGATAAAGTTTTATCGCCGCCGCCATAAGAAGAAGATGTTGAAGATTGTTTTCCTGAGTAACTTGCTACCCACGAATTTCCGGTTAGATTTTGTATTGTCATTATTCCGCTTGTAACAGATGCGGCAGCGGCAGAACGAATTATCATGCCAGTAGTAGAAGTAGAAATGGCTGCGCCTGTTCCAGTTGCGGAACCAGACGATATGTAGCCGGTGGTTTCAAAACCCCCAGCGTCCCCAAGTTGAACCAAAATATCTGCTGTGCTGGTCAGACTAAGTCCACTAAATATAACTGTAATACGTTTTACCCACGATGGAATGTTGGTGAAGTCAATGCTTGAACTTGCTGGGCTAGTTGGGTTAACAACAGCAGTAGCAGAAGTTAAAGCACTAACAGCCATCACCAAACCAGAACCAAGCGTCTTGTTGGTCAGCGTTTGTGCTACGTCTGTACCAACGATAGTCGTGGTTGAGTCTGGTAATGTAAGAACACGGTTGCTTCCGACCGCTGACGGAGCAATTAAATCGATATAGTTAGAACCGTTATCGGTGTCCTCATACAAGCGTAAAAAAGATGAGCCTGTTGCGTTGGCTCCAATAGCAATATTGTTAGCTGAACCGTCTAATGTAATAGCCATTTAGAACACCACCCATCTTGCGCCGTTGCTCACAGTGACTGCATAGCCGTTTCCTACAGTTATAGGACCTACTGTCCAGCCGTTGTGAGTACCGACAATAGTTATGTTTTCATTGATAGTCTGAGCGTTCCAGAAGATTGCCTTGTCTGTCGCACTGCCTTCCATCTGACCACCAGCAGAAGGTGTAACCCAAGACGTATCGTAGTCTGTTGCGCTGTCCTTCTGCAACACCTGATACTGAGTACCGCCAATTGGAACACCGGGGCCAGTAGGACCAGTAGCCCCAGTCGGTCCAGTAGGCCCTGTTGGACCTGTAGGGCCGGCAGGTCCGGGTGAACCTGTCGGGCCAGGGGAGCCTGTAGGCCCTGTAGGACCAGTTGCACCTGCTGGGCCTGTTGGACCAGGAGCACCAGTGGGGCCTGTCGTACCAGTCGATCCAGTCGGCCCTGTAGGACCTGTTGGGCCGGTAGGACCAGTTGGAATAGTAAAGTCAAAGACAGCCGCAGAAGACGAACCGCTGTTGGTTACAGATGCGCTACCACCGGCAGGCCCTGTAGTTGTTGTACCTACAGCAATCGTAGCTGCTGAACCAGACGGCCCTGTCGATCCTGCTGGGCCAGTCGGGCCTGTGGGTCCAGTCGGGCCTGTTGGACCAGCAGAACCTTGTGGGCCAGTAGGTCCCATAGGGCCTGTAGTTCCATCAGGAATACCAAAGGCCATCGATACACTGGTGGAGTTATACGATACAGTCGGCGTTGAGCCAGCAGGCAACGAAGAGACTGTTACGTCTAAGTCGCTAGTAAAGTCAATTGTACTCTGAGCAGATACAGCAGCCGCAGCAGCACTAGAAGCAGCTTGGTTAGCGTAAGTAAGTGCTAACTGTGCTGTGTTTGCTTGATCGGCTGTTGCATCGCCGGGACCACCGGGACCACGATATATCGCCATGTTAGTACCAGATTGGAATATAACCGCTTGCGTCTGTTGACCAAGCCTTAGTTAGTGTAGCATCTTCATAGACATTAATGTAGTCAATGCCTGCGACTTTACCTGTCGTACTAGCAAGAACATCTACAAACATAGCACCGGCATTGTCATAAGTGTTGTATTGTGCAGGTGCAGAACCTAATTTCTTTGTGGGAATGTAGTCAACCCAAGCAGTTAAGCCAGTAGTGCTTGCAAGCGAGTTTACGACCATTTTTGTTGTACCGTTTGCGGTTGCATAGGTAGTAGGGTAGCAGCGAGGTATCATTTTAGTCCTCTATGTTGTTTTCTTTAACACCCTCAACGAAGATGCTAAAGAAAAGCCTCCTAAGAGGCAAAACCGTAAGGTTTAGAATGCTGGGCGTACTACAATGAACTTCAGAGTAGTAGAAGTTAAGTCTACAGCACCAGTAGTGTTGTTTAGAACAGTCAGGGTAACCGTGTTAGCAGCAGTTACTGCGCCACCGATAACGGTGTCTACAGTGTCTACGCCAGCAGAGATGCCCATAACGATGTCGCCAAGAGCAACACCAGGGACTGTTACATTGACAGATGCAAACGTACCAGAGCCGGTAGCAGCATTGCCAAAGTCAACAGTCTCAGAAACTGCCCACATTTCAGAGAACAAGCCCTGAAACTGGGAACGACCTTGAGAAACAGCCATAATAATCTCCTTAAGTGGTTAGAAGAGGGCCAGCCTTGTGAGCCAGCCCCCGATTGTCATTCCCGATTAGGCAGGAACAGCAAGAGCCACAGCAGAGGTATCACGCAACTCACCAACACCGTAGAGCGTGTCAGCAGTCAACAGCGTACCGAGGTACTCTTGTTTGTACTGGGTCTGAACACGAACGCCAAGCTGGTCAACCAGAACAAATGCCTCTGGGTGTGCCAACAGAGCAACACGGGTAGTCGTTGTCGTTGCTGTATCAGCGTTGGTCGTTACAAAGACCTTAACGCCGTATACGTCACCAATCTGACCGTTGCGGATGGTAGCGCCATCACCAACGAAAGCCTGCTCAGTGAAACGAGCAAGACCCATCATGGTGTTACGGGTTGCAGGAGGAACGATCAAGAAACGTCCGTCCATCGGAACATCGCTGTCATCCAAACGCTGGATTGCACGGCGAAGGCCAGCATCCGTCAGAGCCGTACCTACGTTGGTGCCGTCAACATAAAGCGTTGAACCATCACCAGCAAGATATGCCTTGTCGTAGTTAGCCGAACCTGCGGTACCCGACTGAGCACCACGACCCAACTGGATCAGCGATGTGTCGATACGGGTAGCAAGAGCGTAGCCAGCGTCATCCGTGTAGAAACGGCGCAGTGAGGACAGAGCCTGAACTTCAGCAAAGTCTTCGATCAAACGGCTGTACTCATAGTGCTGGTTAATCGTGACAGTCTTCTCAGTGCCACTCTCAGCAATCAGAGTAACCTGCGAAGAAGCACTCTTAACAGCAGCAGAGCCACGAGCAGGTGACGGGAAGTGCATAACATCGCCCTTCTTACCCTTCATGGACATCTTCTTGAACAGATTAGCTGCTACTAGGTTCTTCTTGTAAGCAGCGATGATTTCATCAGACCATACCTCAGGAATAAAACCTGCGGTGTTGACTGTCGATTGTACTACGTTATTGGTACCTAAAGGCATGATAAATTTCCTTTGTTAAAATTGTTAAGTTAGCGGACTCTGCCCTCTCGGTAAGCAGCCATGATTTCATTTTGCATCATGTCATACTTGTCAGGGTCCGTTTGCATGAGTTTAATAATGTCTGCACGACGGTAAATCTTCTTAGAGGGTGCTTCATCACTGCCCGAAGACACTGTGGTAGTGGCTGCTTTTACGGCTTGGCTACGGACCTCTTTCTCTGCTGACACTGTCTGCTGTGCTGCCTGTCTACGCTCTTTCCAGATAGACAACAAC